CTTCCGTTAGGACCGCGATATCCCTTACCTGGTTTACCGACGTTTTTAATCCACGCAGCAGGTACACGAATACGCTTTCCGTTCTTTAGCTTACGTGTATACGCTACACGACGAATATAACCGCGGTGTTTACATGTGGCGACCATTGTGTTTCTAATACGGTTCTACAAATTGTAGAATTCATTCACCCAATTCAAGAGGATGTTGGCGTTTCTAGGTTTGACCGGCGCACTTCTTGTTGGCACATTGTATTTTTTTGCAAAAGTGAACAAGCAGGAGGTACTGGACCACTGGGACGAGTATAATACAAATTTATTATTCGTCTTTTTCTTAGCACCTTTCTATAAGCCCGATGGCGATCCGCGGTCCCGGTTCCAATTTGCTATTGACAATTTCAATAATTTACTATCAACTCTTGCCGATATGACAATGAAAAAGATAATGGAACCGGTTATGCAAATTTTTAAGATGCTAACGGACGCAATCGATCAGACAGTGAATGGACTGTTTAACGTACGAGGGCTTCTCAAGTCAATGTGGAGTCAATTTAATAGTATGACGGAGGTCTTCATGAATCGTTTTCAGGGTACATTAACCGCGTTACGTGCTACATTTATGAAATTACACGCGGCGATTGGTAAAACCTTTGCGGTCGCGGTGGCGGGTATTATGTCAGGACTCACAGCATTTCAAACCGCCCTGAGCGTATTTGATTTAGTCATTAATATTGTAATTACGATTTTGATTATTATTGCCGCGATTTTCATTTGGCTACCGTTCATTTTCATTCCAGTATTGGCAATTATCATTATTGCCGTGAATGCGATTCCGCCGGAATTTAGCGACCAGATGACAGGAATCGCAGGTGTATTCTGTTTTGAAGAAGGCACACAGGTGGAAACTCCAAATGGTATGAAATCTATAGAAAGTATTCAACTAGGTGATACACTTGCCGACGGTGGAACCGTACAGGGACTCCTTTCCTTCGATCAAGATACAGATGATATGTATAATCTGTATGGAGTCCACGTGAGCGGATCGCATATTGTATATACATCAACCAAGCCGACTCTTGTGGAAAATCATCCTGACGCGTCAAAGTTGCCGCAGCAACAGCGCAAAGTATATTGTTTTATCACATCTACACGACGTATTCCGGTAAATTCCGCGATTGGCACACTTCAGTTTGCCGATTGGGAAGAATTGGAAAATAATATCGACGATTTACATACTTGGAACAAGAAGGTCTTTACACTGCTAAACTCACAGCAAATTTATGTAGAGCCGAGCCATTATTGTCTCACATCGGAAGCCGGGTTTACAGGACAAACCCACGTAATGACAGTATTGGGTCCTACAGAAATTCGTGGAATAGTTCCCGGATGTAAATTGATTGACGCCGAGGGTAAACAAACAACTGTGCGTGGCGTTGTACGACTTGCGGCAGACGATGTTGTGAATGCGGTGAAACTGAGCGAAACCGCCTATATGTCATCCGGTACTTGGACAAAGGTCGGTGAAACGTGGCTACAGCAACATAGTTTATGCGGACAGAAACCTGCGACCGCGGATTGGTTCCAACTTTTTACGGAGTCTGGTACGTTCATGGTGATTGAGGGCGGACAATTTATCGAAGTGCGTGATTTTACCGATGTTGGAAGTTCAGAGATTCATAAGACGTACGATTGGGTTCTGGAAACATTAGCGGAGAAAATCTAATCTATAACTAAAGCAAATGTCTCCCAGAATTACATTCGTTCTTGTGATGCTGGCGCTCCTTCTATTAGCGAATCTCCTGATGGTGAACGGATTCACGAACTATCCTATTCGCGCGGAGGGATTTGTCGACTACATGCTCGACAATGCAGCGCCGACGGGCGATAACTACCAGGCGATTGGCACATACGATAATGTTGTGAAGAAGCCCGCAAATGGGCTATCGAACTGGCGTGGACCGGCGCCCAATGAGCCTCTGCTAGGTCCCGATGTTGAGATTGGTCCCGACAATCTCTTCATGTTCAAGAACAACCAGTGCAAGCCTGAGTGCTGCCCTGCCAGCTTCAGCTGCGGCGGCGGTTGCGTTTGTACGACGGCGAAGCAGCGTGACTTTATTGCCACCCGCGGCGGCAACCGTAACATCCCTACGGATCTCTAAACATCCAATCATTTAACTTTCATAATATGCTATAAGCATATATTGAAATGTCTAAACTCCCTTGCCGGTGAACGCCTCATCAAGCATAGCACCAACAAGCGGGCTTGGCACAGCCATAAATACATTATCAACCGGTGTACCCGCAGTCAAATTGCCCTCGTCTGGCGCGCCACTCTGAGGCATTAACGATTGCTTGAGTGTCTTTTCGGTAACAGTGTTGACCTCGTTTAGAGCTGTTGCCGGATTGACATAATCAAACGCCGTCTTCTCTGTAACTGGCTCGTGCGACTCTTGCATTTCGACGTAGTTCTCAAAATACTCCTTAGAGTCGAGCTTGACCGTATTTACACGTCCTAGCATACCCTCACCCATACATACACGGTAGTGAACGTGGGGGGTTAGTTCGCCCTTCATAGGTACAGTGTACGGCTGCGGCTTACGTACCTTGAGTGTGGCTACACCGCTCTTATCGCCGACCGCAACACCCGCATTACGATACGCCAGGTAGGCGTGCTGCCAATCGTTGATTCCGTGTAGGTCCTTGTTTGCGGGCTCGGACGCCCAGAAGAGTACCTTATCACCGGGATTGACAATAACCTGAACGGAGATATCAGCATTTTCGGGTGTTTGGACTTGTAAGACTTCGCAGGGTACAAGGGTCTTTCCGAGAAAGGGTAAATAACTATCACGATGGAGTCCAATGGCAAGGGCGGCAAGACCGACAACCGCAAAGATAGCATTTGCAAGCATAACATTGCGACCCGTTACATACGTAACAAGGTCCTTACCCATAAAACTCTTGACACCCCAATTGAGACCACCGATGACAAGTAAAAGCATGGCAATGGCATACGCTTTCGCCTTCCAATATTGGTTCATTCTCTGTTATTATGCGGTTAAAATCAATTCGTAAACTTGTGTATCTGCGGGAATATCTTTTGCGGCACAGCGGAATTGAGAAAATAGCGCTTTCTCCACTTGTACACTGGGTATGGCATTATGGACGTCGGCGGCGAGTGCGCGATAAAGGTCAAAATCAGGATAACGCTCCTCGCCACCAGGTGTACGAAGTACATTCTTACCGTTGTCGTCGGTGAGCCACTCCCATAGTAGATTATAGACAGGGCTGACTGTTTCGGGGTAGAGTTTGGAGCCTTCGCGTGACATAATCTTGACGGGTGTAGAATTGTTAGGACGGTCCGGAAAGAGAGATTCAAGTAGTGATACAGCAAGGCGGCATAAATCGAACGATGTATTGGGCTCGACTTTCTTACCCTCTTTGGAGTCAAAAAACGGCTCACAATTATATTGGGTGGCGGCATCGTTGCCAGGGAAAAAGGCGTCGGAAATGAAAAAGCCAACATTGGGAATCGTGAACGAGGCACGACCAAAATCAATAATCTTTATGAGACGTCCATAGGTAGGAATCTTCATATACCAAGTTTCCTTACCCTTTACAACGCGATAGTAAATATCGGTTATTCCAGTACCGTTCCACATAACGTTATTTGTATGTAAATCATTATGGACGAATCCGAAATAGTGCTGAGCGACAACAAGTCCCGCAATAACCTGGAAAAGCCACGCCGCCCAACGTACATCCTTTGTTTCAAGCATTGTCTCATCATTCTCATCTTCATCATCTAATAATGTATCCAACGTGCCATCCGCTTTCTCGAGTAAAGAGACCTGTACGGGGAAATTTGTGAATTCAACAAGTTCTTCGGTTTCATCACTTTCATATGAGTCAGAGCCAGAGCCAGAATTCTCGTCATCCGTAACTGACATACGTTTGAGGCGCAGTTTAGGATTTGTAAGTTTTACAGGCGTTTCACCGGTCGTATTAGGCTCTTCCTCGCTCACCTGAACTAATGTATTTCCTTCTTCGACCGCTACTGTACTTAGATCGGCATCAACGGTTATAAAATCATCGACAACAAGGGCTTCACCTGGCTGTGTGAAAAGAGTTTCAAGTGATTTCTTTGCTTGAAGTGTATCTTCACCCTCTAGATATTTGAAAAGACCAAGTTTTTGATTTGGTTTCCACCACGGCTTACGACGTAAAGAATCGTACTCTTCGGAAATATTATAGACGTATGTATCTACACGAGACGAGAATGTACCGTAACAACGGCACCAGTGGGGCGAAATGCGACTTTCAACAAATTTAGAGGCATAAAGGGCAAAAAGCGCGTCTACATAAGCCTCGTTAAGCGGATTATTAATTTTCATAAGTGTATTTTTCCATAATTCGCTCGGCGCGGCAAGTGCGCCATCGTGCGGTAATATATATCCTCCTTCCATTGCTTCAAGCGGGTCTAAGAGATGAATACGCTTGATGAAGATATTATGCTTTGTACCGTCATTAAATTGAAGCGCGCCTTCAAAACTCGAATCGGTTTGACGTTCAATACTACTGATATATTCTCCTGAAATGCCAAACCAACAGGAATTATAGCCTATCAGGGACGATTCCAGTGATGGTTGCAGTCGTTCAAGTGCTGAAAAATAAGGCTGAGGCTTCTTAAATTCTGTCATTCCTTCACGAATAGCAGTTGGCAATTCTATAGAATGACTTGATAGTCGAAGTGTTTCTGGTAGTTCCGTCACAGCTGGCTGCGCAATACGTTTATTACGTCCACCGCGAGTAGCAGCGGATGTACGGTCTCCAGTATTTGCGCCACCCCCACGAGCACCACCGCGAGGACCTCCACGAGCGCCACGAGCGCCTCGACCGTTTCGATGTTGATTGCCAGGCATTTCTAAATTTCAGACCGGGTCTAATTCAACTGACTTTCCGCATAGCAAAATGAGGATACGCGGTAAAAGAAAAATGGCTGATTTATGTATCAATACAGATGAGTGCTCCGGCAAGACCAGGTATGGGATTGACGGCGATGTTGCCGACCATGGGCGGCGACTCCGGTACCCCCCGCCCTACAATGAATTTACGCCTTTCGAAATTCAATATGAATATGGTTCCGGATGATGGTGTCGTCCTGTTTATTGGACGTCGTGGTACGGGCAAGTCCTGGCTTATCAAGGATCTGATGTGGTATAAGCAGAAGTTTCCAATTGGTACTGTATTCTCCGGTACTGAGGGTGCGAACGCTTTCTACGGTTCAATGGTTCCGAGTCTGTTTATTCACGATGAAGTGGTACCGCAAACAGTATCAAACGTATTGAAGCGTCAAGAGCAGATTACGAAGCAGATTCGTAAGGAGACGGACGCACGGGGTTCATCGCAACTTGACCGTAAGGCATTTATTATTATGGACGATTGTCTATACGATAATAAGTGGGTAAACGATAAGTGGATTCGTTCACTGTTTATGAACGGACGTCATTACGGACTTCTGTATATTTTGGCTATTCAGTACGTGATGGGTATTCCGCCAGTCCTACGAGGACAGGTGGATTACGTATTTATTCTACGCGAGAATCAGGTAAGCGCCCGTCGTCGTATTTACGAGCAGTTCGCCGGCATTTTTCCAACATTTGAGTTGTTCTGCCAGATTATGGACCAGTGTACCGAGGATTATGAGTGTCTAGTCATTCACAACGGAGCACATACAAATAAGATTGAGGATTGTGTGTTTTGGTACAAGGCGGCGCCGCATCCTGATTTTAAGATTGGATCGCGGGACCATTGGGTACGGTCGGCAGAGTATGAGCGCCAGAAAGAGTTGGCGGAACAGGCAGGAGATACGGGAACGCCTATGTTGACAACGGGGGCGGCGACAAAGGGACCTCTCCTTCAGGTAAATAAGTATTAGTAACAGTCGTCTGAGCCGCCAGCTCCTCAAGAGTCTGTTGTTCGTATATTTGCCACCGTTGGAAAAATTCTAATGTCCGCGGGGTCCAACGACGCCCCCGTGCGCGTGGATTATATGGATTCTTCCATAAGTAACCAGGCGCGGCGTAAGGATTCTGACGCGCAAGCTCTCGTAGCGCATTTCCTAGTTCCATTGGTATTCTTTGGACCATTTGCTAAACTAAATCAAAAAGACTTTAGACACCCGTTTAATCACCGAATGTAATCCACACCACCGTTAAAGTCAAGAGCGTTGGGACTGGCAATAGTATTATTTAATACACCGGTGCGACCGGTGCTACCGAACCCGCCATCACCACGAATAGTTGCTCCGCCAGGAATCTCATCGACAATTTCAATACGCTCAAATGGTAGTAGGTCCGCCGCAGCAATTTGGAAGTAGCGGTCACCAAACCCAACCGAAACATCCACGCCTGTAGAATAGACCATGGCAAGCAATGGACCACGGTAGCCGGCATCAATTAATCCGACGGAGTTCGCCATACGAAGGTGCGTCTTGGAAATGGAGGAGCGGGGAAGCATCCAGTACGCACGAAAGCGACCAAGCAAAGGATCGTAGACCGCAGCGCGGCACGTCTGACCGATCTTCACAGCGGCACCATTGCTGCTGCTACCACCAGCAGCCGTGGGACACATTCCAGGCACCGTTGCCGCTACAGAAAACAAATCAAATCCTGCGTCACGCTCACCGCGCGGCTTTGCCATATACGCCGTTGCCTGCTTGAGGTACATCTCTTTCGTCACATCATCATCGGGAACTAGGTAGAGCACTAGCATAGTGTTATACCTTGTTCGAAATTCAGACAACCCCAATCAAATTTTTACTTTTTAGATTTAATCGAGGCAGTTACCCTCCTCATCCTCATTCTCACACTGCGTCTGGAATCCCTCCACCCACTCCATACAGTTACCCGCTTCGTCAAACTCTACGCACACCTTTGTATCCTGAAAAGCCTCATACTTACGCGTCCAAGCCCAAACCGCCTTGTGGGTAAAGTGGTAGACGAGCGCAAAGATGAGACCGTGGACGAGCGCGATGACGATCTTGCCAGATGCCTTGGAGGGTAGGGTGAGGAGTACACCGGGTGTGAGGACGACGAAAAGAAGGGCGGTAAACGCGGTCATCAGATAACTGAACATGATTGTTTCTAAATATCTATAACATTTTTTACCCAGAATCACAGGGCACTTTCACACCAATTGACGTTAAAAACGCAGTTTGTGTTCCAAATACGTAATGTAAAATTTCACCTAACACGAGCCAAACTATTAAAACCGATAAAAATGGCTGTCGAATCAAATACGATGTTAAAAGAGCCAATACAACGGTTGCGAGTGTATCATTTAGCGCGTATCCAAATATACGTGTTGAATGAAAGCCTTGTCCTGGAATACCAAGAACATATTTATAAGGGCACCCCATCTACATTGACAATGTATTCTCCGTAGACGCGGCTGCGCCATCGACTGCCTTCATAACGGATGCGGTAACGGCTGCTGCCGCTAACTCCGCCTGCTCGCGCTTACGCTTCATGAACGGGTCCTCATCGCCAAACATATCCTTGGCGGGCTTCGACTCCTCGGTGACACTTGCGCCGATAACAGGCTTCTTCGTCTTCGCCTCACCCATACGAAGGACCTTGTGCTCGGCGTACATCTCGTCGCGCTTCTGCTCGTTCTCCTTGTACTTCTTCATGAGGGTATTGAGCTGGTCGTCGGCGTACTCCTGGTCCGCAATATCGTGCGGCTCGGGATCCCAGGGTAGCCAGAAACCGACCTGACCGACGTAGACGTTAAAGGAGGGGTCGAGCTTCTGAAGTGTCTTACAACGGTGGATTGCCTCGTTGTACGTATCGTAAACACCGCGCACCTTCACACCCTGGACCGTTGTGCGGAAGTCATTCTTTGAAAAAAACTCGTCTTCTAGACGCTTCTTATTCTTAAAAAGGAATGTCTCATAGTCCTCCTTGATAGCAGACTCACGGAAATCGGCAACCTTGCTCTTGACGTACGCACTCATATCTTCAGCAATATCGCTTGTGAGATTACGGCGTACATCCTTAATCACCTGGAGAGAGCCGCTGAGGTCATTAACAAGCTGAATCGCACCGCTTAGATCTCCCGCCGCAATCTTCTCCTTTCGGAGGAGTGCGTTCTCGACAACATCCTGGACCTTTGACGCCGCCTCCTGAATCTTCTGGACCTCGGACATCACGAATCCCTCAGTCGACTTAATCTTGTACTGCATATCATAATCTTTTAGAAATTCGTTAAAAAAGTAGAGTTCCTTATTCTTGAGTACCTTCTGTGGGCTAATAAAGCTGAGCGCAACGTAGTGCTGTCCCGGAATTTCCTTATCCGCCTCAAGAAATACCTCTTTTTGTTCTGATTCCGTGTTGGCAGCCATAGTTTCTAGAGCATTGAATGAATTATATCTTTAAACTTTAACGCAATTGCTGCCACTTTTTTTCCTTGCCCGGAGTATAAGAACAATGGACGGCTTTAACGGAACTGAGCTCCTCACTCGCGCTGTCAAGTATTTCCTAGAGGGTCTAGCCGTCGCGGTTGCGATGGTCATCATCCCCCGCAAGGTCCCCCAGCTGGAGGAGATTGCCGTCATTGCCACAACGGCTGCGGTTGTCTTCGCCATCCTGGACCTCCTCTCGCCCTCCGTTGGACTCACGTCTCGCCAGGGTGCGGGTCTGGCGCTCGGATCCCAGCTGGCGGGCGGCTTCCGTATGGCGTAAACATTAACGCAATTTTCAATTGTTCGTTTTTAAAACGACATGTTGAATTCCTCTTCATCACTATCTACATAGACATCATCGTCTGCATCAGCACCAGCTGTCTCCGGTTTTACACGTCCAAGTGTCAGTTTCGCTTCTATCTTCTTCCACTCGCGTGTAATTCCACCCTTTGTCTTTGTATCCATAACCACGCGCGCAGCATCCTCTTTATACGTCATTTCTACAATGGTTTCAAGCATATCATCACGCGTTGCGCCGATATCAACCAGTCGCCCAACAATCTCAACCCCAGATTTACCTTTTATAAATAACATAGAGCGTAGACAATCAAGTGTATCAAGCATCCCTTCCCTACTCCCACCAAGTACACCTCGTCCCCGCATATCTGATAGCCATCGGCGGTGCTTGAGTCGCTTCGATTGTTTGCCAAGCCACGACGGAAAGATTTGGAAAGGGGCAATGCCCTGAGTCGTGACTGCCGTAGATACAATTGCCGAGACTGCGTAGGGCATAAGGGACCAGTTTTGTCCGCGATGAATACGATGGTCAAGAATATCGTAATTACTGAGATACCCACCGGCAGAAAAGCAACGCCCCATCAAGACTGTATCATCAGGACGTGCGCCACGCGGTTTTCCTACAGCCGCAAGATATCCTTCGGCAACCATAAGGGGAATCATACCATAATCCAGAAATACAAGCTCTTCCTTGACAGCCCACGAATCGCCGCCGCCAATAAGCCGACCGGTGGCAGAGAAGGCATCGACGCGCTGAAGTTCGTCTTTCCCACCATCGGTCAAAGACTTTGCGGAAAACTGGAGCGCATTTACAATTGAGCGGATATCATTACCGTTTCGCTCGCACAACTCTTCCACCTGCGCTACCGTATAGCCTAGCTTCTCCGCCCGAACAACGCGTTCAAACAGCGCCTTGGCAATCACCGTCTTTGTTGGACGCGCAAATCGAATATCAAGACAGCAGGCGGCAAGGGGGCGTAGGCGTGGCGTTCCTCGCTCGTTGGCAATACAAATAATAGGAAAGGCGCATACAGAAATCACCTTTGCCAACTCACCGATGCCACCGCGGTCACCGGTACTCATTCCGTCCACTTCGTCCATGACAATCACACGCCGCTTGCCGCAAACTCCGCTTCGCTTCGCCTCATCAAAATACTTACGAACCGCAGACGCCGAGCGTTCATCGGACGCATTGAATTCGACCACCTCGTACCCACACCCGCGCACAATCAATCCGACAGCGGTGGTCTTGCCGATGCCAGGCGGACCGGTTACTAGTGCGCCTCGCACAGATCCCGCCCCACCGGTCCCCCACCCCGTCAGCCACTCCGAC